TCGCCACTATCGTGGCGGAGCCCCTATCGGGTCGGGTCGGGGTCGATGTCGGGTGTGGGTGGGGGCGTGTTGTGGGCTGGGTTGGCTCGCGTTCCACTATCGGGACCACTATCGTGCGGTCGGGCTGGCGGGTGCGGTCGGGTTTATGGGATAAATCGGCGGGTTGGCTGGGGTTGCGGTCGGGTTGGGTGCGTTCGGAATGTGTCTTTATGGGCATAATGTTACAGGTTGGTTACAGGTGCTGTTTGGGTCTTGCCTTTATGGCATAAATGGGTGTACGATGTTCTCATGAAGTTCGGGGTGGCCGACGGGCCACCGATGGGCTTTATGACATAAATCGGGTCGGGACGCCAGCCAGGTTTATGACATAAAGTCCGCACAGGTTCTTTGACAATTGAGAAGCATCCCGAAAGTTTCGCAAGGGATAGCCCGATGGCGACAGGCGTGAGTGCCATCCAGCCGCTAGGTTGGTGGTGTCTACTGGTCAAGACGGTAGGCCGTGTCAATGGTCGGTGTAAGATTTGCGGGATATGACGGACGACTACGGTCCACGGGATGCCCAGCTCCGCGCTGCATGGTGCTAATCCGTTCGTGCAGGTAACGTCGAAATACGTCGGGGATAGGTAGCGACTAGAGTGGTATCGCCACATGTGTCTAGGTTGTCAGGTTTCCCACCTAAACTGGGTCTGGCTCTGCGCATGGTGTGATGGTCCGATCAACATTCTAGGGTTTAGGATTGACCCGCTATGGTCATCATCGGTTGACACACATCCCTGGGTGGGGTGTGGCACGTTCGATTCGTGGTAGCGGGACTGCACGGCATGGTGCCGTGTTTATGGCATAAACCTGGGAGGGTGTCGTGTTTCAGGCATGGTTGGAAGTGTACAACACGGACAACGAGTTGATGGGTTGGGTTTCGTTGGGGCAGGGTTCGTATGACGAGTGCAAGCTGCTGGTTGCCAACTGCTTGACCTGGAAGAACAAGCAGGACCGTGTGGTGTTGGACAGGGTGTTGGACAAGGTGTCCTGATGGGAATGGGTTGAGTTTCCGAGTGTCTAGATCAGGGTACAACACTGGTTACGGTGTTGTACCCGAATGTGGACATTGGGTTCACGATGGCAGTTTATGCCATAAACATGGAAGGGGACGGCATGTCTCGCAAGGATTACGAGTTGATCGTCGGTGTGCTCGCTCAGGCGTATCTGGATTCGGATCGTCGGCAGTCGGTCGGGGTGGAGCGGGTGGTGGAGCTGATGATTCAGGCGTTGTCTGCCGATAACGTGCGGTTCGATGAGCAGCGGTTTCTGGATCGTTTCGGTGTTCTGGTGCGTGAAGGAGCAAAGTGATGACGTGTCGTTGTGCAATGTGCGGCCACAAGACTGCCGATCAGGGTGTGGGCCGTCGTTCGTATGCTGCGGTGGGTGTGGTCACCTCTGAGCATCGGACCCGTGGTGCTGTCCGTCGGGCTGAGCGTCGCCGTAGGCGTCGTGTTGAGGCCCGTGTGTGGCGTGAGGTGGCATGATGTGGGCTGGCCTGGTGTTGCTGTGCGGTTTCGGGGCCGCGTTGCGTCCCGAAGAACTGGTGGCATGGTGTGCAGCCGCGTCGCTGGTTGTCGTGTTTCGTGTGGTCATGGGACCATCGAACTAGTCGCGTTTCCGATTTGACAGGGTTGCTGACCCTGTGATAATGTTTATCCCATAAACTAACCAACCAACCAACCAACCAATCAACCGAAAGGTATGTCATGCCCCGTCCAATTACTGCTGTCGCTGTCCGTCGCCTTGAAGAGGGTTCTCCGTGTGAGGTCCAGTCCGCTGGTGGCCTGTGGTTCCCGATCACCCAGTTGGGTGATGCGGCCAAGCGCAACCTGTGGGATCGTATCGCCCAGTGTGGCTACAGCTTCCCGATTCCGAAGGGTTCGTTCTACTGGCAGCTTTCTGACATAAACCAGCCTGCACCACAGCCGCAGCCTGTGCCGCAGCCCATGCCGCAGCCTGTGAACCCTGATCTTGTCATGCCTGACGACGATGATGACCAGCCCGTCACCCAGCCTGTTACCCAGCCCCAACCCAACCAGCCCAACCCTGACCCTGACAAGGATGCCGATATGACCATTGAAGATATCGTCCGCAAGATCGCTGGCGATCTGGACACCGATGCTGCCACCAATCTGACGACCATGCTCACCGAGTATGTGGACAACCGTTTGCAGGATTTTCAGCCTGTCAACGGTCCCGATACCCCGTTGCGTGACGTGATCGCCAACATCACGATCAACCGTCCCGATGCCCCACCCATCGACATGAAGGGTATCTTCCACAATGCGATGCCTGATCTGATGTTCAACATCATCAACGGTATCCACACCTATCTGCCTGGCCCTCCAGGTTCGGGCAAGACCCATAGCGCCATCCAGTGCATCCGTGAGCTTGGCGGCGAGTATGCTGCTATCTCGTTTGGTCCGACCACACCAGAGTCCCGTTTGACGGGTGGCATGACCGCCAATGGCGAGTTCTTTGAGCCTGCCCTGCTCAAGCTGATTCGTTCCAGCATGGAGAAGCCCGACACCATTCACAGCATGATTCTGGATGAGATGGACAACGGTCATGGTGGCATTCAGGCAACCCTGAACAGTCTGTTGGCGAACGGTGAGATGACTGCACCGAACGGTGACCATCTGGTGGTCGGCAAGAACCTGGTGTTCATCGCTTGTGCCAACACGTATGGTACGGGTCCGACCGCCGAATTCTCTGGCCGTAACAAGCTGGATGCTGCCACGCTGGATCGTTTCGACTATCTGCCGTGGGATACCGACGAGTCGGTGGAAACCGCTCTGGTGCACGCTGTGATCGGTGACAGCACGCTGGCGAACGCTTGGCTGGATGTGTGGCGTACCGCTCGTCGTAACGCCAAGGATCACGGTCTCAAGGTGTTTGTGACGATGCGTGGTGCGGTGCGTGCTGCCGAGTCGATTGCGGCTGGCCGTCCGATTGAGAAGGCGTTGATGATGACGCTTGGGAACAAGGTTCCTGCCGATCAGTGGGCGAAGATGAACCCGCTGTGATGCGGGCCGTCCAGTTTATGCCATAAACCTACTAGCTGCTAAGGAGCAGACATGGAAACTATCAAGTCACGTGGTTTGGGTAAAAGCAAGGGCAGCACCTATCTGCTGTATCAGTATGACAGTGTGCGTGAGTTGGCTGATGATGCCAGGTCGAACCCTGAGAAGCAGTACAGTGCCCGTTACGACAGTGAGTACAATCTCACTCAGTCGTTCGATGAGGCATATGATTTGGCGTTGCATGGTTGGGCTGATATCCGTCCAACGGTTGACGCAACGCTGGTGCCGTTGCGTGAGAAACTGGGTGACCGTTTGGATATCCAGTTTGAACGTACTGTCGATATGGTTGGTTTCGAACCTGATATCGACCGCTATATCGCTGGCGAAATGGACTGCATGTGGGATGACCTTGCTGTTGAAGCCCCTAAGGCTGGCAAGGTGTTTACTCTGGTTGTCGATGCCAGTATGGCCTGGTTCAACCAGCCTGAGGATATCGCTAAGCGTGGTGCTGTCCTGTGCGGTTTGGTGGAGGCGTTCATCATCATGGGCTACCAGTTGGAGGTTTGGGTTGAGTCAACTCTTAAGCCTGGTTTCGGTGGTGGTAGTGCTGTTGCCGACTATTTGACACGGCTTGTGCGTGTCAATTCGGCTGGTGAACTGTTGGATATCGACAACATCATGTTTGCTATCGGTCATCCCGATTTCAACCGTCGCTTGTTTTGGTCGGTCGGTGAGAAGTATGATGACAGCCGCAGTTTCGGTTTCTATCCTGGCGGCGGTTACGGCCAGACACGTCAGGGGTCACATATGGTTGACCGTGTTGGTGCGTCGTTCACGGTGTCGTTGGATGGTAACGAGGCGATGACAACTGACCCTGAGCAGTGGATTCTTGACCAGTTGTTGATGCAGGGTGTTATTGACGAGTCGGTTGCGAGGGGGTGATTGAGATGGTGTTTTGGAGCGACGAGTATGATCGTGACGAGTTGCATGGTTTCCATGAGGAACAGGAAGCCAGGTTTGAGGACTGGTTGTTGGAGAACGTCGGTCGTGTCTGTGATGACATCATGTACCCAGATGTCGATGGCGACGATCACATGTGGTGACGGATATCACAGTGGACTGTGATGTAACGTCCTATATACTGGAGCTAACGAGCTTGGTGGGTTCGTTTAGCTAGGTGGTTGGGTAGCTGATGGTCACCCCACGTGAGGTGGGGTGACCTAAGCTAATAAGCCCTCTAGTTTATGTCATAAAGTTGGCTGATAGATGCCAACCAACATGTCCCCTACATGTTGGTTGCCATGTGTCAGAACAACCTGGCACCCACCCCACAGGGGTGCAACATGAAAGGTCAAACCAATGTTTGACTTCCCTGGAATGCCCATCCCGCTGTCGCTGCGTGACAACCCGACAGAGTTTGAGGCTGCCGCCCGACAGGTTGCGACCGTGCTCGCTGGTTTGGAGAACCGTCCACACCAGTTCACGATTGATATCCGCCCGTTGGATGAGGCTCCCCGTGTCCTGTCTGCCATCCCGATGGATGATGATGAGGTTGCGATGCTGGGCGCAGCCCACCGTCTGCATGTCAACATGTATGACATGTTCGGCAAGCATGTGTTGGCTGTGATCGACAGTGAAATTCAGCCACCTGAGGTTGATGAGATTGTGTGGAACGAGCCTGAGGCGTTGGTTGTGTTGGCGTACTCGTTTATTGAGGCGACCGCTGGTGCACGTTCATCGTGGATTGAGCATTGCTGTGATCTGATGGGGTTTGACGCTGACCGTGTTATGGCTGCGTTTGAAACCATCAATTTCCCTGATGACCGTATCCACCAGTTCTTGCAGGCTGTTGTTGCTTGGGAGGTTCTGGACAGTCAGAAGAATGTGGACATTGACGTTGTCCCTGACGGTTTCACCGAACTGTTTGAGCATGTTGCCAATGTTGGTAAGGATTTGTTGACAGAGTTTGTGAATGAATGTTTGGCCCGTGCCGACGAAGTGTCGGCACTGAACAACCTGTGGGAGAAAAGCTGAAATGAATGGTCGTATCGCAATCTTCGGTTCACAGAACGGCAGCGAACTTGTCGCCCGTGTCCGATATCAGGAAGGGTATCGTGCGGTGCCTACCGATGTGGCTGACCAGGCTGCCAAGATGACTGTCCCTGAGGCTGTCACGTTTATGGCAGAAATGTTTCCTGCTGCACGGTTCGTTGATTTGCTGCCAGCAAACGAATCGTTCTGCTGGGAGGACGCATATCTGGATGATGCACAGAACGGTATCGACCCGACAGATGGTGTGTACACTGTTGTGGCCGTGTCCCGCATTCAGCCTGCCGCCACCGTCCGTGTCACTGTCCCTGGTGACAGTGTAGAAACGACACGACTCATGTTCGATGAGTCAGGTCAGTGGGAAACTGTGTCGTTCGAACGGCCAACCGCTGACGAGATGAGGGCATACAATGCCCGTTACTACACGAGGAAGTGATGCAAACATTCCTGCCTTACGGTAAGGACTTTGCTGCCAACGCCGCTTGTCTTGACGACAAGCGGCTTGGCAAGCAGAGGGTTGAAACCTACCAGATTCTACGCACCCTGTGGGGTGTATCGGATGGTTGGAAGAATCATCCAGCGACACGCATGTGGGAAGGTTGGGAAGATGTGCTGGTGATCTACGGGCTACATGTCTGCCATGCTTGGAAAGCCCGTGGCTACAAGGATACGCTTGCCGACAAGATCGCTGAAGCTGCTGGCCCATACTTTGACGGGCAGCATCGTAGGTTTGATGTTGAGCGTGACAGTGTTTGGTATAGGTACAATGACAATTGTTGGGAGTACAGCGCATGGCAATACCAGTCATATCTGCCACCGTGGATTGATGATCCACGGCTAACTGCCAGTCACCAAGCAAACCTGTACCGCAAACATCCTGACTATTACTGTTGGTATTTCGGTGAGCTTGAACCAATGGACTATTGGTGGCCGAACCCTGCCGACCACAACAGGTTCGGTGACCGACTGTCGTTCTACAATTATGATGTCAACAAAATCTATGAGAGGATACGATGAAAACAGCCCCGTACTACCAGTTCACAAAGCCACGTGATTCTTACGGTTGTGCTGCACACAACGATGTTGAATGTTTGTGTGATGTTGTGATCGGCACCCCTGTGCCGATCATGACTGAAGCCCCACATGCCTGGTTCCAAGCTGCGTTGGACGTGTTGGACCATGACATGGTGGATGCCCGCAACCTGCATGAAGTGATCAGTGTGACGTTCGGTTTGTGGACGTTGAATGATCTCATGTTTGGGCCTGGCAGGGACGAGCATCGTCCTGCTGGCCCCCAGTTGTGGCGTGACCTGCCTGAGGATGTCAGGTTGTCGTTGCGCTATCATTATCGGGTTGGTACACCGTGGGAGATTGCTGTTGTCGAATTGGAGGAAACAATTCTGACAGAAACAGAGATGGCCGCATTGCGGAAATACTATGTGGAACGGATGCGGACCTCAGCGTATGAGCGGAACAGTACGAAAGCTGCTGAACGGCAGCATCGCCGTCACCTCCAGTCGTCTGCGTGTGGTGTGGATACCTGCCAGTATTGTGGTGCCAAGTTTGAACCGTTCCGTAATAAGGTGGTGTGTTCATCACCGTGCCGTCAGGCGTTGTATCGTTTGCGTAGCCAGGAGGCCCGCCGTGGCTGACAACAAAGGAGAGACCATGACAATCAAGATCCCTGAAGCCGACTTGCTTGAGCTGCTCGGCGAGAACGGCGAACACTGGATGCAAGGCGCGTGGTATGACGATGAGTCGATGTGCCTACACGGCGCAATCCGTCGCTGTTCACCGCAACCTGGCGACGCGTTCCTGATTGAACAGGTCGCTGCCCGACAGGGCTGGGGCACAGGGTGGAACGACGCTCACGACACCGATTGGAACATGATCCGTCAACGGCTTGCCCATGTCGAGGTCACCGACGCCGATCTAGCTGACACGTTCGGGCCGCAATGGGAACATGTTGTGGCGCTGGTGCGTCGGGCAGCGGTGTTGACAGCAGACGAGGTTCAACAGTTGATCGCCGCTTGGGTCGCTGTTTGGGACGCCGCTCGGGTCGCTGTTTGGGTCGCCGCTCGGGACGCTGTTTGGGTCGCTGTTTGGGACGCCGCTCGGAACGACGCTCAGGACGCCGCTTGGGACGCCGCTCGTGTCGCCGCTTGGGTCGCTGTTTGGGACGCCGCTCGGTACGCCGCTCGGGACGCCGCTTGGGACGCCGCTCGGTACGCCGCTTGGGCTGCCGCTCGGGACGCCGCTCGGGCGCTCGTTGCGCGCGACCTGATCGGCCAGCACGGCTTCACCCAGGAGCATTACGACCTCCTGACCGACCCGTGGGTGAGCGTGATCGGACCCGTGCACCCTGACGATCACTCCGAGGAGGCCCGCCGTGGCTGAAGAAAACATCATCGAAATATGCAGACGAGAAGCGCAAACATGGATCGACGTAGGTATCGGTGACGGCTGGCCGCTGACTCAAGCCGCCGACCTGCTCGAAGCCCAACAGGCCGAGATCGAACGGCTGCATGCCGAGCGTGCGTTGGCTGACAAGTTGGCAAGAGCTTTGCGCTCCGTGATCCACGACAAGCCAACCGCACACACGGATGAGGTGTGGCTGCGAATCCACAAGGCACTAGAAGCACATGAGGAGGCCCGCCGTGGCTGACAACCAGCATGTCAGCATCGGGTATCTGCGTCATCTCGCGAGCATTGCGCCACACCCTGCAGACCGCCAACACTTCGCTTTGGTTGCCGACCTGATCGAAGCCCAACATGCCGAAATCGAACGGCTGCGTGCCGAAGTGGAGCGACTCACTCAACTGCACGAACGTATCGCCGCATCAGACGACGTGGCGAAGGCGTATCAGCAGGTGTACTTCGAGGACTTCCCTACCGTGAAGCAGGCTGTTGCCGAAACCCTGCTGGCAAAAGAACAACTCGCCGCCGAACGGGCCGAGATCGAACGGCTGCGTAAACACGTCAACCTGCGCACCGACGCAACCACCCCCATTTGCTCAGGAGAACGAGACAAGGAGGTCTGCCGTGGCTGACACATGGGACTATCAATGCCCGAAATGTAAACATGTGTACCAGTCGCCACTGCCACTGCTAGAATGTCGACACAAATGCACACCAGCATCCCGTAGCGTAGAGATGCTGCCCGTCACAAAGGAACCCGATGAGGATTGACGAGAACGGTGTACATCTACACCAATCTGATCTGAAAAACCATTGCCTAGAAAAACTGCGGTTGGAAACCGTGGCTGTTGGGCCACGGATAGAAAACGATGCAGCCACCGTAGGCACCACACTGCACAGTGTGATCGAACATGAACTACGACACGGGCCATGTGACGATGAGGAAACCTGCTGTTCGCTGGCAGCAAACCTGTACCTAGAGTTACTTCAGCGATACCAGACAGAGGGACGTCCGTATGCGTTGTCATCGTTCGGGTCACATGACCGTGCCATCAGCCAACTGTTGGGTGTGACTCGTGCATGGTTCCGATCCAGTGAACGGCAACAGTTGCTGTCGGCATCTCAGCCACCGTTGATTGAATGGAACTTTGATCTACCATTCTGTGAAGTGGAAGTGAAGAAGTTTGGGAAGCGTGCCGAGATCATTCCTGTCTGGTTGGCTGGTACGGCTGACATTGTGATGCCGCATGCTGTGTGGGATTGGAAGACGGCTGGTTCTGAATACAGGCGTTGGGAATATCAGCGTTGGGGTAGGCAGCCTGACGTGTACACTTGGGCTGCATCCCAGGCAGGTTTGCTGCAACCTGATCCGACCACTGGTTTGTTTGTGTTCGAGTTCAAGGTGTTTGTGCGTGGCACAAACCCTGACATGGGCTGTCAAACCGTGAGTGTTGATCGGTCGCAGAACAACTGGTCATGGTTGCAACAGATCGTTTCACGGCTGGTGAACTTTTCTTACAATATGGGTTTGGATCGTGAATGGCCGTTGGATGATCAGCACGTGTTGTGTTCTCCGAAGTGGTGTACGTTTTGGGATATGTGCAAAGGTTCCCAGGTGGATGGTGGGACATGGGTGTAACATCTGCTAGAGTGGATGGCATGAGAACACTTACCAAGGAAGCGAAGGTGACCGTGAAGCAGCATGTGCCGATGTATGCAATCTACGGCCTTATGGATATCGACAAGTTCAAGAGGTTGAAGAAGCTGTATGAGCAGGCTGAGGAATGGGCTGTTGGTCGTGCCGATGATGCGCTGGGTGTCGAGTGGGCACAAGTAGAGGATATTGATTGGAAGCAATGGCAGTACCATTTTGAGGCGAACCGTGATGAACGGTTCAACTATCTGTGCCAGCGCAACGCCACCAAGGCAAGCTGGAACAGCCCGACCCGCAAGGGTGGCAAGACCACGATTATCAAGCGAAAGGTGAAGTGACCATGACCGACCAGATCACGAATGACCGTAAGATCAGTGTGTCGTTTTCCCGCAAGTTGTCGGACGGCAACTATGGGACCATCGAAGCGACCGCATGGGTGCAAGGCGATGCCGCACCCGATGCCAGCCCTGGTGACATTTCCATCCTGCTCGCAGACCTGTTCAGCGCCGCCAAGGTCACGGTGTTGGACCAGTTGGGTTGCGAATATGAGATGGATGCCGACAACGGAATCATCGTTGAGAAGGCCGCTCCTGCACCTACGACAGTCCAGTCTGCTGCCGCTGCTGTTGCACGTGCGATGCCTGGCACGACTGATGTTTCTGGTGGTGAGATTCGGGTGATGAATCCGAACGATCAGGATGGTCCTTTGCCTGGCTGGCTGGTCAATGCTTGTCAGCGTGACGGTGTGACGGCCGTGTGGGATAACCGTCGTGCTGCTGCTGGTACGAAGCAACCGCATTTCAAGGAGGCTGTGGCACGGGGTGCCACGGGCCGTGGTAAGGATGGTCAGGCGAAGGGGTATTGGCCGCCCCGATGAGCGACGAAACATTTATGGCAGAAACAACACCCGCTACGGTGAACGCTGACATCCATCTGGTCGCCAATCAGGATGATGGCGAAGTGCATTTCTGGCTGGTTGAACGGAACAACAGGTTTGAACTGTTCGTGTCTAGTGCAGATGGGCAGGGTATCCGTATGTGCGTGTTCGATGATGGTGTACCGTTCGATGTTGCTGCCAGTACACTGGTTGCGTTGATGCTGTCGTACCCTGTGGGTGGCAGTGAGCGTGGCATGGAACTGTTGGATGGCAACTTTGGTATCCCAACTGGTCCTGAACTGTTGATTCCCGACTTCAATATTGTGGAGGCATCCATCTAGTGACCGATATCCTGGACAGGCTCGCAGAGTTTGAACAGGCCAACGTGTATGAACATTACCGTCCGCTGCGTAATGCAGCGGACGAGTTCATTACATGGGCCAAAAATGAGCAGGACCGTGTATACACGGGTGTGCGTGAGTTGGATGAGGCGATGCGTGGGACCGCCCCAGGAGAACTGACAATCATCCAAGGTTTCACACACTCGGGCAAGACTTTGTTGGTGACCGAGTTGATCCTGAATAATCCGCACACTCCGCTCGTGTTGTTCACCCCTGACGAGACACGGCCGCTGGTGTTGACCAAGCTGACCAGTGCGTTGCATGGTGTTGGTGCCCGAGAACTTGAGGCACGTATCCGTGAGGATGACGATACCGCTACCAAACTGTTGATTGAAACCGCTGAACAGTATTCTAAGCTGGCAATCTTTGACGAGTCCATCAGTGTTGTTGATATGGATAACATGTTGGATGAGGTGCGTCATGCGATGGGCACACAACCGAAAGCGGTGATCTTTGATTACTGTGAACTGTTGGAGGGGCCTGATGATGTGAAGGCGAAGATGACTGCTCTCAAGGCGTGGGGGAAACGGCAGAAGGTTGCCATGTTCGTGTTGCACCAAACCAGCCGTACATCGGGTAGCGGTGGTCGCAAGGTTGGTATCGACTCGGGTGCGTTTGGTGGTGAGCAGCAGGCCACCCATGTGATCGGTGTGCGTCGCAAAAAGTACATGCATATGGCGATGATGACGTTGCTGGAAGAAAAGATTTCGAACGCTACGAACCCGAAGTCAATTGAGGAATACAAGTCACGTATCCGTCAGATTGAAACTGTTGACCTGCCCAGGGATATGGATACGGTTACGGTGTCGCTGGTGAAGAACAAGCGGCCACCGTGTGATCTGGTGGACGATATCGACTACAAGATTGATTTGGGTACTGGTCGTGTGCGTCGTGTTGAGGATGTGAAGGACGAGTACGGGAATACGGTGCAGGTGCGGAAGGCGGCTGCGTTGGATTATCTACGTCAGCGTAAGCAGGCGCAGCATGTTGAGCAGGCGATTGCTGATCTGGAGGATTTCTGATGAGCGTTGAACAATTCGCAAACCTGTTTATCGGCCGTGCAGACGCATACGGCACCGACACAGGCGGTGCCTGCTGGGCCCCTGTCACCCTCGCCACCTATGAACGACACCTGGACGGCATCGAACCCATCGGCATCTACCCTGTCGTGAACAACATGGTGCGTTGGGGCTGCTGCGACATTGACACAGGTGACTGGTCCGAAGCATTCATGTTGGCTACCGCCCTCCAGGGTATGGGCCTGGTGCCGTGGATTGAACGGTCACGTTCCAAGGGTTGGCATATCTGGGTGTTCGTTGACCAGTGGGTGTCTGCTGCTGATATGCGCCGCTGTTTGAAGGTGGCGTACAAGGCGATTGATCTACCAGCGAAAGAGGCGAACCCGAAATCAGAGAATCTGAGAGCGAACCAGTTGGGGAACTATGTGCGTCTGCCGTATAAGGCTGCGAACGTGTTTGAATCGGAACGGCAAACGATGATGTGTTTATGGGATAAACATGGTGACGGTAAACCGTTACCGTTCCATGAGTTCATGGAACGTCAACCGTACAGCATGCCTAAAACGGTATCGTATTGGGCTTCGAAATGGTATGAGCCGCCCCGCAAATCCAGCCACATTGACACCGACCGTGACGTTGACAGGCTACAGTTGGCAGCGAAACTGCCCTACAGATGGCAGGACACCTGGCTGCACGGCAACGTGCGAGACAGATCAGCCACGTTCGTAGCGATGGCCTATGATCTGGCGAAATGTGGTTGGCGTGCACAAGACGTGTACGATGTGCTATGGTCTTGCCCGTGGAACAAGTACCATGACCGTCGTGACGGTGAAGGGTACGTGAAAGACATCGTAGACAGGGTGTTCTCATGAACGATTATGGGGCAATGAGTTTCAATGAACTGACCGAACTGGTTGGTGACATGAAGAAACAACTCGCCTATCTGGAACTGGTTGTTGCCGAACAGGCGGCAACCATCAAAGGTTACGATCAGAACGCTATCGTTCAAGCCTTGCTGGCAGATAACGCTGAACTAGAGGAACAGATTGTTGAGCTAGAAGATTTGTGTGAGAAACTGTACAACGGTCTCAAGCAGGCTGAAGCACAGTTAGATAGTTTGGGTGTTGGGCTACGAATGTTCGCACAGGATGCTGTGCGTGCGTTTGAAGAAATGTTTGAAGATGGAGATTGATGTTTGGGTTCCTGTCAAACCGTTGGCGAAACAAAGGCCACGCCTTGCCCGTCGCCGTAAGGGTCGTGGAAATGTTGCGTATACGCCGCAGCCCACTCGAAATTTTGAAGCCGAAGTCGCAAACCATGTGCGACGTGAAATCGGTTGTCGTCCAATGTTTGGTGAACAACCCGTTTGTGTTAGAGTTGAAATCCACACCGACGGTTTTCACCTGCACATTTCGCACGCCGAAGCATCTGTACGTCCTAACGGTGTCCGTGGCGACATAGACAACATTGTGAAATCCATTTTCGACGGTTTGAACGGTGTTGCCTGGATGGATGATAAGCAGGTAGAGTCGTTGGAAGCAGTGTTTGTTGGGGTGCCCCGCAAGGGCACCACATATGAGGGTGACTGATGGCTATCGGTTCAGCCCCCGAAATCGGTTACGAGTTCACCATGTGGGGTCGCATGGGTCATGATGCGCAGCGTGCATGGTGGCGGTATATGCGAACCTATTGGGTTGAACCAGGGAACCTGTATCAAGGTGAAGCCAGTGTCGTGTATCCTGATCCCGTGAAACGTGCCCAGTATTGTTCCGAAATTATGGAGGAAGTCAATGCACAGAACATTCAGTGAGAAACCGTTCAATGAACGGTACAAGTTGATGGGTGACACGGCGGAACATCGGTTTCAGGAATGGGCTGCAACAAACGGTATGCAATATGCTGTATATGGTTTGCGTCGGCCCAATATTCCTGTGTATTATTTACCACCGTTCGTAAGATATACACCAGATTTTGTGGTTCGTCACGGTTTGATGGAGGTGCAAGGTTGTGGTCGGGATCAGACAATCAAGTTGAAGCATGACAAATTGTGGGCGTTGAAAGAATGGAATAAATCTATTCCTGTCTACATGTGGCTGTGGAATCAAACTTGGGATCAGATTGGTGTCACAAATATGGATACTATTTTTGATCTTACTTTGGAAAGTGCTCGGACAGATGATCTTCGGATTGATGGTTTGTTTGATGGTGACAAACCGTATGCCAGTATTCGTTGGGACATGTTGATGGACCATCCAGGCACGTTTGGGAACTATCAAACATGGTCAATGTTCATCCGAAAGGATGAACGACCGTGAAGTTCGGATATCGGGACAAAGTAGACCGAGCCGAAATCCCGTACTCCCCAGGCGACGCACCAGGATTCCACGACCCGTCACGACGCATGTACAGGCAGCATCACGTACCCGACAACGACTATCAGGCGTTGATGGAAACCATCCCAGGGGCCGATGTGCCGATGACCGCCCAAGAACGGGAAGCGGACTGGTTGCTGTTCCAAGAAAAACTGGAGGCGGCAGGATTGACGGAACGGGAACGTATCGTGGTTGACTGTGTGGTGATGGGGGGCATGTCACTGTCACAGACTGCTATTGTTGTTGCCCAGGCTGAAGGACTCAATAAGGCTCCAGCTAAAATGGTTGTCGCCCGATGCCGCGATCGGGCGTTAGAAAAGATTCGTAACGTGTTTACTTCTTGGGAGGATCAGTGAGTATTGATAACGATTATGTGCGGGACAGTTGGGAGTGGGCTGTGTCACGTATCATTGTGGCCCACGAACTCGATATGCACACGTCGAACAAGACGATGTTTCGTGACTTGTATCGGGCTTCTATGTGGCCTGTGATGGCACGTAAAGCGTGGACTGAATATAATCTGTCTGCTGAGGTGCCGTTGCAGGCACATGATTTGATTCGGTTGTTGGCGAAGAAGCAGCATGATTATGGTCATGCGAACATTATGGAGCATGGTCAGCATGGTGTGGCGATCCGTTTGTGGGACAAGATTGCACGCTACGACAATCTGCTTAGGCGTGGTGTTGATCCTGAGAACGAGTCGTTGTTGGACACGTTGATGGATATCATCGGGTATTGTGTTATCTGGTTGATGTTGGCGAATAACACGTTTGTGTTGCCGTTGGCTGCGGACATGCCACGGGGGCGTGGCCGATGATCTATGAGGATGAACGAGGCGAACTAATCGACATCCCAGTCAACGAAATCCGTGGCGAAAAAACCCTACAGGACGGGTCCACCCGATTCAAATTTATTGGTGGCCCATACCATGACATGATCTTCCGTGTCTACCCGCCATACGATGTGATACACTGGCCCGACGGCACCACCTACGAGTTGCACCCACCCTTGAATTTGAAGAAGTCATCGAAATGGGTGTACGTCTATAATCCGCAATTTGAAAGGCAAACAGCATGAACAACAATGAACTCGCATTCCAAACCTTGGCAGCAGAAGTACGGCACTGGTTGAACCATAAACAAACCACTTTGTGGGCGAACTGGATTATCACTGATCCAGCAGGCGCACAAGCGGCTGCTGAATGGTTCGCCAGTGAAATGCAATCCTTCACCCAACATCGGATGAACAACCCGTGGAACACCCGTGACCTGAGTGATCCCAGGTGGGATGTGGTAGCTTGACCCGATACGAGATGTGTGAACTGTACGACCAGTTGAAAGAACTGGAACAACATTTGAAGGATGCTGGTGCGCCACGCACCATCACCGCACGAGCACACAACGCTTTACTCGCTGTGAACTGGGGGATAGATCATGCCAACCGCAAGTGACATGCCAGACTGGTGGGAACAGGTGTTCAACCAGAAAGAAGCAGAACAGTTGGAACGGACAGCCCGACAAGTCATGTTCATCCACGAGGAACATGAAGAAGAACGAGATATCCCGATCCCAAACGATTTCGTAGAAATCTCAATGTATGTTCCCGTCGACCATTTCTATGACATTCTGACTGGTATCCGTAACGCAATCGCTTACACGCCACGTGACAGTGCCTGGCATGATTTCTTGTGGCTGTTCGGTGAATGTTTGGCCCTGGAGTATGTGGACAACGATCCGTTGTGGGACACACCTGAGAACCCGAATGATCCGTTGGGTAACTTGTTGGCAATGTTTTTGCCTGAACCTGACGGGTCAGGGGAACATCCGTGGGGAACCTATTAGGCCCCGATGTTTATGACATAAACAAGGAACCCCACCGCACTGGTGGGGTTCTTGTCATTTACGGCCACGATTCCGAGCCCGATTCTTCCTAGCAGATTCAGCCACCAGACGGCCATCTTTCGTGTGCGACATGTCAGGTCCACCTTTACCCATGATGCCCCGTTTACGACGTGCCTTACCAAGCTCCGACCTGTACTCTCGTCGTTCCTCAGTGGAATGGTAGGCGGTGTCATAGGCTTTCTTTTTGGCGGCAGAACGTGGGTTTTTCCGATAGTTTGCAGCCGACTTTTTGGGGTTAGAAACCTTCGGGGGTGCCATACACTGTTTCCTCTGGATCGTCGCTTAGAAACGATTCTACGGGCACCAGCGGGGCTGCTGGCAGGGTGGCGGCATCCACCGTAGGTGGTGCAGCGGCAACGACAGTTGCCAGAACGTGGTCACCTGTGCCGTCCTGCAAGGGGATGCGGAACTCGATGGTGGCGGTGTCGGCGTTGTAGACGACCTGGGCGATACACGGGTAGTTCATCATGACGCCTTTGTGAGCATCAGACCGAGAAATGCCATGTCGCCAGTGAATGTGTCGGCCACGTTGTCCGCTCGTCGTCCGAAGTAGAGCCCGCAGTATTGACCGACAACATTGGTGGCAGACGTGCGAACACGAGTTGCTTTGACCACATACTGGGCTGGGATTGTGTCAGTCGTATTGACGTACCCGCCGTCAGGGCTGCTGAGCGTTTCACCGTCGCCAACCAACGCGACAGCGCATTCCAGGTAGACATCCCCAGTTCCACCGCTAACACTGTGGCTGTAGTAGGCATCGACGTGGAACGTTGCCCAATGCTCGGGGAGGTACACCGAGCCGACAACAAGTTCGACGGCGTCTGGATCGAATCGCCAAGCGACGTGCATCGTGTAGAAGCGGGTAATGTCTGGCACTCCGTTACCGATTGCAAATTCGCCAGGCGAGACCCACAGTCGATCCATAGCTGAACGGGCCACGAACCTGCTGCTGAACTGGCTTCCCTGCGCCAACTCGTCAGCGGTGATCGACTTCGACACGTTCGGCGACCCGACATCGGTCACCAAAAACTGGTCACCGTTCGCCAGATTCGCACCCGTCAACGCAGGCAACTGTGAAACCTTAGACATAACACACACTCCTTATTCAAGTTCGATAAATCGTTATTCAAGTTCGATAGGTAAACCAGATTCATCCAACATTGGGGTACCATCCTCCAACTGGAGTAGATGAACCCAAGATGGGCTGGTTGTCACTTCATAGTATTGGGCGATGGCAATGATCTCGTCAACAGTCAGGGCACGACGGAACACTGCGACGGCGAGGACTTCCATGTCGGCGTAGGCAGTTGTCGCCACCTTCTGGAACCCAACCGTCAGAGGGCCAGAGTTCGCAAGTGTGCCTGTCGTCGTGTCGGTTGCAGGCGTGCCAGCAGTCCCGTTGACGTACTGAGTCAGACTATCTGCAGCGACGTTGCGGACCATTGCGAGCACCTGCAGCGAGCCAAGCGTGATTGCTCGGCTGGCGCTCTGCGACGCACCGGCGTCCTGGATGGTGGCGATGGCAGATGTGGCTGTCGAGTAGGTGAGGAAGTAACCAGTCGAGTCCCACTTCATCACGACTCGCTGGTCAGCTGCTGGCGTTCCCCACCTCCTTGCGACCGCCACCACCGTGAACGAGTCGGACGCCCCGAAGTCGAGCAGATCGTTGTCTGCGACCTCAAGGTAGTCGTCGGTGCCGAACAACACAACAGGACGAGTCACAGCAACCGACTTGCGGCCAGAAGTGGCCCGTAGAATCGTGCCAGTAGCAGCATTCACAGAATCCTCAACAAACGAAGTTTGATCCCCATCAAACAAATCGACCGACAAATTCGTGTCCAACACTGTCGTGCCGCCAGATGCGGCATTGTTGATGATGACACGGGACACTTTGCCAGCCAAAGGATAGCCAGAACCAGACTCACCAAACGAACCGATATTCGTCGTAGCATTCGTCACATACAACAAACCAGCAGTCTGCGTACCACTAGTGGTTGCCTTCGTCCATGACGATGGCAACACGGTCGGTGAACCAGTATCGGCAGCCTTATAGAATTCAATAGTGCCCGTAGCAGAATCACGAGTAATCTTCACCCAACCATATGACCCGTTAGGGAATGTGGTTGCATCAATAAACCCTGACTGTGTGTTCGCCTGCAAAACAGTCGTGTTAGCAGCATCACGAACATAATCCAAAATCAGTAGACGGTTAGAGATACGAACTATATAGGAACGTTGAGCAACACCACCCAACGTCGTGTTCGTATATTTGGTGACAACAGCCTGGTTGACCGCAGCGTTACCCCAATCATCCAAAGCGACACGAGCAATAATCTCGAAACTATCAACATCCAAAGCAGCACTGTCAGGGAATGTGACACTGTTCGCACCAACACCAGGGAGATACAAATAGTTCTCACCAGTGTGCGTCAACAGCTTCGGGAACGTGGATGCGGTGGAACCGTCACCACGTTGAGCATCCAGTGCGGAACCACCCCAACCAAGGTTCGGGATCTTCGTAGCCGACTCACTGACAGCATACGCATCCAACCACAAGACGGCATCATCCAACACACCGTTACCAGACCAATACATGTACTCGGCATCATTCAACGTGGCCGCATCAGGCACACGATCAAAATAGTAATCCACCAAATCAACACCAGGATTACCGTCATCAACCTCGCCCATCCACCGATCATAAACATCGGTCACAGAATGAGTCGCATGAGTAACCCCATAACGATTCGACAAGCGAAGCCAAATCCAATCATTCAAATACCTGAGAGTCAAACCTCAACACCCCCTTGAAACCATTTGCACGATTCCCCGCATTACGACCAGACACCCTTTGAGGTGAACCATCACAACAACTATCCTTATAGCCACAAGATGGGCAACGCCACCGACAAGCAGTCGGTGGATACAGTTCACCACAATTCAAACATTCCGTCATCAAACAACCCGATAGCCCTTCAGGTCAGCAATATCGTAAATCGACTTCCAAGTTGCCTGATCCACAACACCCGACACAGGGAGCTTGAAAAACTGTTGCCAGCTACGGACAGCATTCACCGTCTGCCCATTCACACCCATAATCCCATCAACCGCCAACCTGGCACCCATCAAATTATTGAGAGCACGCTGCAACACAAACACGTCAGGCCCCTGGACACGGGCACGCAACGTCATACGAGGCTGACGGGGATCATTGATTGCAGGCGGCTTCGGCGGCTGCGGAGGTTCAGGCAACACCCACACCCGCAGCTGACGGTTACCGTTCTTAGAACGTGCATCCGTAAACTCGAACGGTTGAACATGCCAAGCCTCTTTCAGATCAGAGAATTCACGGAACCCGAAACGCAACGCATTCCGTTTCATCCACGCTAGATCACCAACCAGATCGGCTGCAACCGCATACCCCTGATAGGCATCATCCTCATGATATGAACGGCCAGGAGGCGCAGCATGCGCCATCCCTCTACGCAACCTGTATTTCTTTCCTTCAAACGTGCAACACGGAAACACGTTCGACACCTCGTGCCGTTGAAGAAACAGTTTGCGTTGCCCGTCAGCAGAACGGGCACCGCCACCAATACCAAGATCAGTACCATCAGCTTGAGCGGCATCAAACATGCCAACTAGACGGCGACGAAACTCGGGATGCAACCTGTTCCACGCCCAAACCTTCTCCAACTCAGCCAACGTCAAACGTTTCTGCCAACTGTTATAACCATACAAATATTTGTTCAAGCCGCATCACCCCCAAAACTGTCGCCAACCAGCGTAACTCTCTTTTTACCAGGTTTCGTAACCTTCAAATCGACCTCAGCAACCATGTTAAACAACAAATCCTGATTGTTCTGTAACCCCGTTACACGATCATTCAACAAATCCAACTTCGATTCGGTATACTCCCTATGGGCCATAATTGTGTCCAACATGATCGACTGGTTATGTTGAATATTTGTTAACTGCTGTGTCTGCTCAGTGTGCTGCTGTGTGCTGGTTGCACGTGAGCGGCGCACCGTATACACGGTGCCCGCCAACAGGAGACAACTGGAGATTGCGGAAGCAATAATTGTTTCCATATCACATTTCCTGTAGCCGCCGCAAACGCTTCAACTGTTCAGCCAACGCAATATTGCGACGATAAATCTCGCCCTGCTGAGCCCTAGGCGTGTTCTCCGCAAACGTCAAACCACCAAAGAACGAAGTTGCCGTATACGGGAACTTCTCCAATGCTTTCGCATCATTCACAGGAGCGATACGTTGCACCTGGCCGTAACCAGGGATCAACGACCTGACAGCATTCGCTGCTTCAGCATTCAACACCAACTCGCCCGAACCAGTTTCCTCAAAGCCTGGCAGGAACGACAATGCCTCGGCACCAGGCAAACGACCCAACCCCAACGGCAGCCGTTCAGGACGGGTCTTATCAATCGGAATATCAGAGAACAACTGTCGGTCAGCGATAAGTTCGGCAGGCACCTTCAGGAACGGACCCAAATCAGCGAAGAACCTGGCATTCGTCGGATCAGACAAACGGCCAATTTCCCCAGGGAAAGTGACCGCAGGAAGATCACTGAACCAATACACAGACTCGCCCTGCAACCCCTTGATCGGCAGACGTGTCGCACCCTCAGTATAGAAATATTCGGGGACAACACCATCTTCTTCCAAACCATAGTTCATGTTGCGTTCAAAGTTGACGAACGTCCTATTGATCTTCGGTGCAGTCTTCACCCAAGCCTGAGCTTGCAAAGCCATGTTGCGTGAGAAGAACACCCAGAACGGGTTGATCAACTTCATCTTCTGATCAAAATCGGTGACATCCACATAGTTGAAATGCCACCTGTTGATCGTATCCATCGCCTGTTCCATTGTGCCGCCACGACGCAACACGTCATAGGCGTGTGCGCCACGCACATGATCCTCAACCCAGCCACCCCAACGACGAGAACCAGCCAACGCAGCATTATTCTCGTTAAACGGATTCTTCGACGGACGCTTAAACGTCCGACCCGTAAACTCGGCCATACCACCACCAGCACCCGTAGCACTAATGGCTTGCCACACCTGATCCAAACGGTCCGCCTCGCCCTGACCAAACTTCTTTACAGCCTCAACCATATAGTTCTCAGGATCATGGGTAGCCAACGTATAGAAATCATGCCATCTCTTCACGCCCGCAAACGACGAAGGTCCAGCCTCCAAATACATGTTGAACATTGCCGAATACAAGTTGCGGACATGGAAACCTGGACGCAAAATAGCGTAACCCTTAAACAGATTGAAATATTTGCGTTGCCAAGCCGACAGCATTGGCATTTCTTTCTTGATAGCTTCAATGTTTGTTGCGTTAAACAACCAGTCAGGGATTTGCAGATCGTCACCAACCTGCACCATGCCTTGCTTCGCTTTGTCCAACACGAACTCTTGTGACTGCTTCTGGTTAGCAGCAATCATCTGTTCAAACATTTTGACATGACCGCCAGATTTGGCGACAGCCAAATCGGCTTGTGCAGCAGCAGCTTCCAACTTGACGATAGCCTGCATCTCTGGAGACAAATCTTGACGATCCAACATTTGATCTACAGCCGTGAAACGTGTACGCAACTCGTCAAACTGTTGACGTGACGCAGGATTCTTCCCAGCAAACTTTTCCCAATCAGAAAGCCACACATCAATCTCAGCGATCTTTGGTGTCAACAACTTTTTTGACCATTCAACATTGGCGGCAGCAACAAGATATGCTGCCTCGGCAACATCCTGTTCATTCAACACCTGATTCTTAGATACCATATACATGTCCAACATGTCATTAGCATTCAACATGGATTGCCGCAAAGCGGCAACCTCAGGGCTAAGATCAGACAAACGGGCACCAATATCACCCATAGCTGTTGGAACAAAATCTGTGGTAGTTGGCACATTCACACCCTGTTCAACAATACGGACCTTTCCTTGATCCAAGAAAATTGTGACATTATGTTCACCAGCACCACCAACACGCAAACCGCCCCTATGGCTGATAGCGTCAAAGCCAGCATCCATCAACTTTTCAGTGACCTGATTCATGATTTCATCTGCCTCGCTAAGAGGCAGTCCTGCGGATGCAACCATGTCACGAACAGCCTTATAAGCATTCTCTGCCGAAACATTAGGATTATTCACAGCAGCCCGAGCAGCATCCAAAGCATCAAGAGCAGGATCAAACCAATCTGCTTCAGACAATCCATTAACAACATCATTCAAAATGTTGTTCACCACAGGCTGAGGAACAGTCATATCCAACACCTTAGGTGCACCCTCACCAACCCATTCAACCCTATAAACGTTAGGTGCACCACCCTGGCCCTTCCTAGTATAAGTTGCAGCAACACTAGGAGTGTCAGTGGTATACACGCCAGCACCAAACAAGTTTTCAGCAGACCTCGAACCCCAAGGACTGAACTCTACAATCTCTGAAGAAGAACCATGAAAGAACCCTGGCTGACTGAAACCGTATGCAACAAACTCGTCCTGTGCACCAGGACCACGCTTCAACAAATCATCAACAAACCTGTAATCCTGATGAATAGACCTGACAGCATTATTCAACGCAGCCAACTCTGCCTCCAACTGTGCAACACTCTTCATCTTCTGCTCAGCTTGTGCTGCCTTGCGGGCACGACCTTTCTTCGTAGCAATCCTAGGATTCAGCTCCCTATCAATCTGCTTACGTAGCTCGTCAATCTGCTTCTCCAACCGTGGCGAACTGCGACGCAGTTCAGCCTCAGCCTCATACAATTGACGACGCAACCTGGAACGCTCCGCACCAACAGCAGTATCCAACTGTGTACGCAAACCATCAACAACCGCCTGCTGCACATCCACCTTCGCAGTAGCAGCATCCAGTTTGATTTGAAGATCATTAACATTCTTCTGCTTAGCTTTCAACAAATCTTCCGACTGACGGATCACCCGCTGATACTGCTCCATACGGGCCTGGAACACACCCTTCACATTCTTCAACATGCTGTAACGCACCTTCGTGCCGTTACGCAACGTCGCATTCGACTGATCCTTAGCAGCCTTATAGGCATCCTGCAACTGTCTTGCACGATACACCGAAGCAGGATCAGTACGAGCAACCAGCTTCCTAGCTAACGGTTCACCCAAACCAAGCTCCTGAAACTGTCGGATTTGCACAGCCTTCTGTACAGCATCCTCAGCCTGCATGATGTAGCGTGGCACAATATCACGAGCATCATCATTGAAAATCTTGACATTAAAGTTCTTCAACGCAATCTCGTTGATCTCATCAATCGTGCCAGTCTGCAACACTTCGCCCATGAACTCGTCACCAGCCAGCAACGTACGAGTCTGCTGATAGCTTTCACGACTCAAAATGTTCTCAAACAAACGTTTCACATCGTCGTTCTTGTCAGCCAAATCACGCCACTCATCCGTGAACTGGTGAGGCACATAGTTCGGACCGAAACTTTCCAGCTTCACACCAAACTCGTCAACCTGTTGATCATACAAATCTTTGAAAATGGCACGAAGCGTATTCTCCGCTTCACCATCAACACCCTGCTCCACATTACGAACCACCTGACGAACCTCATCGTCAGACATGTTCGCAAACAAAGCCTTCGCCTTACGGGTACCCATCATCCGCAACTCGGCGGCACGCATCGACCGTGCCGCCCACTGGCGGGCCATCGCAACCGACCTGTCCGTACCAACCTCAGCCAACACCGCTGCAGCACGACGAGACACAGGCAACGACTTGTTCAACGTTTCATTCAACAATGCACGACGACCATACCTGTCCGACACAAACGCACGACGAAACCCTTTTGCCACCTCCGTCGTCCGAAACGTCTGCTTGATCGCACCCTTCACATCCTCCACACCCTGCAAAGTGCGGATAGCAGCATTCGGACGACCGACACGCAAACCCAGCTTTGCAGCATCATCAGCAGTCACACCAGCACGACGCAAACCCCTAGCAGTCAACGCACCACGACCCCTGATAGCAGCATCAGCAATCAACCGTTGCACACCATCACTAGCATTCACACCAGTCTGCAAAGCATTTGTTGCCAACGTTTCCGAAATCTGACGTGAACTGCCAGATTTTACAGCATTCGACAATGCTCCCTCAAGAGCATTCTTGGGCAACCCTTTCGTACCAATTCTGACAGCCTGCTTCGCAAACACACCAGGCGTATACGTCAACGGGTCCAACGCAATATCAGTCACAAACCCTGCAACCGACTCAGGCAACACCTCAGTGCCAGGAAGAATCCTGTTCAACCCCAACTCGCGTGAACCAGCCCGCCGATTGAACTGGTCACGGAAATCTTCCATCGACGCATCCCCAGCTTCACCAGCAGCCAACACGTTCTTCCCAACCCTTACAGGCAACGGCAACAAATAGTCAACCACCTTAGGGGTGACAGCATCAACACGACGGAACGCTTCACCAACAGGGGTGCCAGCAACCACATCGGAAGCCTCTTTCAAAGTGGAGCCGACAGCAGCAAACGGGATCTGCAACTTGTCCAACACATTTAACGCCTGTCGGCCAGCGAACCTGAACGGATCATCCAGCCCGAAACCGTCATCCTGCCGTTTCGGGGCACCAGTAGGAGGCTGCAACACGACACTATTGTTGCGTGGCACACCAACACCACCACCAGCCCTCGGGGCGGGTGGCATGCCAGCAGCGGCCTGCTTCGGCAGCCCAGCGATAAGCCGTTCCAAAACTGTTTCAGCCATTAAACATCATCCAAGATTCGAGAACTGTTGCAACGCAGCCAAACGTGCAGCCGCCTGCTGATCACGAGGCGACCTGACAGGAGTAGCAGCCATACCAGCAATAGACCTGTAAGCCATTTCACGGACACGATCCTCAACAAACTTTTTGAACTGAGGATTGTTAGCCATCATGCTGCTAGAAGCAGCCTTCTTCTCGGCCTGGGCTGCACCCGTCCGAGACTTCGTGTATTCCTGTCTGGCACGAATGCTGGCAGCAGATTCACCGCCACTGCGATCCACTTCTCCCATGTCCTCATCATCGCCACCGAACATGCCACGAATGCCACGCACAAGTCCAGGGCCCAAAGCCGCAGCAGTCCTGGGGACCATGCCGCCAGCAACCCCGAGAACACCACGAGCAACATTCGTTGGAGAAAGTTCAGGGATATTTGGCAACCCAGGTCGAGGAACACCAAATCTGAAACTAACCCCATCTGGGCCAATGCCGAATCTGGTTCTACCAGCAGCCTGATCTTCAGGAACGCCACTAAACGGTGTGACAGACAAATCGGTTGTACCCAAAGAAGGACGATACCGATTCACACCTTCCATATACATGTTCATCAACCGATCCAAAGAAGGCTGACCAACAACATCATACATAGAAGCCGCCTCACCAGACAAACCCAACGGCTGCTTCCCCTCAAAAATAGCTTGCTTATTAGCCTGCTGGGCATTGAACTGTTGTTCAGCGAACTGGTTTTGCAAACGTTCCGTAGCATAATCACCAGCAACACTCACAGCATCCTCATACATGCCGCCAGTAGCAGGAAAATAATCTTTTAGGTCAGGAGATTCCTTAGCAGCCTGAACTGCCTGTGTCGGCGACATGCCGTTATCAATAGCAGTAAAGATTGCACCATACACAGGATCGCTACCCCAGGTGCGTGCCACAGCATCCAACTGTGGCACATAGGTTTCAGGAACAAACTGTGTGTTGACACCAAACAAATCAATGTTGTATGCGTCAGCCAAATCCTGTGCCAAATTCAACTTCTGTTGAAACGTTTTGCCAGGCAGCGAATTAATCCAAGCCTGAAGTTCCTCTGGAGTCATCACCCACCAGCCTTCAACATGTCGCTAAGAATCAACGCATACGCAGCCTTCTGCGCCTCCAACTGTGCCTGCTGTGCAGCACCCAAACCAGTCAACAAACCCTGCTGACTAGTTAGATAGTCGCCAGCCGACATGCCCAACGGATTCACCTGCTGTCCCGTGACACCAAACGCACCCAACGTGCGACCAGCACCCTGCCCCAACGCTTGCTGTGCGGCAGCATACTGTGCAGCCATCTGTGCAAGCTGGCTACCAGCACCACTAAACAGTTCACCGATACGGCCCTGAGAGGCCGTAGCAGCATCAGTCATCGCTTTGATCGCATCGTTAACAGCCTGCTTGTTGGCGGCAGAACCCATACCACCACCACCATAACGTGAACCGCCACCAGCAGGACCACCGCCGCTAGGAGAAGGTGTCCCAGGAGTTGATGGTGTCAACGGCGCTAACGGCATTCCCCCAGCAGCTTCCTGAAGCAGCGGTCCAACCAGACGATACTGCATGTCGGTTGACGTAGGGCGACCCGTATATTCAACCTTCGGTTTCGGAGGAATCCGAAACACGTCAGCCGCACGAGGCCGAAGCCCCTTAGGGACACCATAACGATATTCCCGATCATCACCCTTAGCCATTACCGCAACCTCCCCTGCAACCTAAACATCTGTTCCTCATCAGCCAAAGCCCGCAACGCATTCTCCAACGCAGCCCGACGCAACGCATCCTCCTGAGTCAACTGACCCAACATTTGTGACTCAGCCAAATCAATATCACCCATACGTTGACGAAACCCGCCAACATTACGGCCCAACTGTTCACCAAACACACCAGACCGCACACCCGAACCCAACCGTTGCGCCCACTGGCCCGTAAACCTAGGGAACGCTTCACGGAAACCCTTCGTGGTTTCCTCCCGTTGACGACCAAAACGTTGCTGCCCCAAAAAACGGCCCTGCTGGGCCGCCAAAGTGTCAGACGCAAACTTGTTTTGCAAATCTGCACGCCGTGTAGCAAAATCGTATAGAGCCATTACATATAATCCTTTCTCGTCACCTAAACATTAGGGAACGGATCATCCGTAGCAAACATGAAATTGAAATGAAACTCTGCGGTAGAACCAGAACCCTGAGGGATCACATCACCATCCGACTCCACATAGACACGGGCATGATTAGAACCAGAGATACCACTCATCTCAACTGTCGCATTCGGACGAAACCCTAAAGGCAAAGTGAACGCAACTACCCCCAACGTCCCATCACCAGCACCACGAACCTGCACAATGTCGGCTGCACGCCGATATTGGATATCACCATACGGTGACCCATGATTTGACCAGCCATTCTTAAACGTCACATTAGTCCACGGTGTAGGAGCAAACACCCGATACAACGCATTCAACGCCAACTGGACATTACGACCAATCCCTTGAACATTGGACCAATGAAACTTGACAGCCACAATCAATCCCCAACACGAATCACAGTGACCGTCGTATCAAACGTCGTAGACCCACCAGACGCATTCTGAAACTGGACAGTGAACGTTTGTGCAGCAGTAAAATAGATTGTGAACGAACCATTCATATAGTCAGATTCACTCACAGACATTCGATACGTCATCGACGGTGCAACAACACGACCATAACAACCAAACCCTGTAGTAAAATTGTTGCCAGCCGTCTTAGCCATATGAACCGTCACCGAATAGGTGCCAGCTTCAGGGATCGTAAACGTTGAACCACCAGCAGTAAAAAACGTGTCCGTATCATAATTTTCGGTAGCAAAAGTCAACGTGCTAGTAGTCGCATTTGCAATCACCGTGCCAGTGTTCGAAGCACTGGCACGCATCGAACCAGAAACCAGCAACCAATTCGAACCATCATAAACACGGACACGGTTCTTATCGGTTTCAAAAATCATGGCACCAGTCGCAGGAGTACTGGGACGTGCAGACGACAAACATGACGTGAACTTGCCATCCACATATGCTTTACGAGTCAACTGGTTCGCAGACGTAGGATCACTACCAGGCCCACTAGGAACACTAGTGAACGCCTTAGAACCATCCAAATGGACAGCGTTCGTGTTGATCCACGACACCAAATCAGAAAAGTTCTGGTCAACATTGTCTGCCACAGCAGGAGTACCAGCAACAAAGTTGTATGTCACAGCAGCATTAGCAGCCATCTCAACCTCTCATCTATAAGTTTTCGCATAGAACGGAATAGTCACACTGTCAACCCACCAACGAGAAGCATGCTGCTTCATCTCGAACCGTAGCTGCACAGCATGAGAACGACCCAACGACGGGATACGTTGAAACTCGTACACAGGGTCACCAGTACCAGACCACAAATCACCCCAGTCACCACCAACCAAACCTGTGCCATCATCCCACAACATGCCAGAACCAAGCGACGGTGAATCAATCGTCAACGTCAACTGTTTCACAGCACCAGACTCAACAAAATCATAGTACACATCAATATTTAACACGGCAGCATCATTACATGCTGCCGTAATATGTGGCCTAGACCACTTCTTGCGCATACCAGCATCCTGGGCTGTGAACCACGCCATCTTATAGTATGCAGGAATCGGGATATCAACACCCAACAAAGTGTCAACTTCCTTCGATTCATTCCCCCAGTTAAACAAACCGCCAGTGTTCAACAAAGTGAACGGCACCTCATTCGTAGATGCACGCCACCAATACATGCTAGTAGGAGCATAACTAAACCTAGTCCAAGCACCCTGCTTACCAACCACAGGGTCATACACAAACATGATCCTGCTGTTGTCGGTTTTACGCAACGAAACCCACAGTTGGTTCTCAATCCACGCAACCCGATTCGTAATACAACCATCAACTACGATGCCTTCGGACACAACGTTGCTGATACGTTCACCGATAGGGACAATGCCACGACCGTTGAACGCATACACGTTGCCATCAACAGACCACCAGTACGCTACGCCAGCATTCGTAGCGACCGCCTGCTGGCAGGCAACCCCAGCAACCGACGACAAGCGTTGCACCACAAACGTTTCACGCTCATAACCGTAGATGGCGAACACGCCACGCTTCTTAAACACCAGCAACATTTCTTGGAACGGCACCAACGCAGTGATCTGATTGGTTTCATCATCAGGCTCAATATCGAAATAGTCTGCTGTAGCAAAATCTTCTGGCTGCAACGGGTGCGACCAACGCACCCGAGAACGATACCTGGTGCCAGACTCAACAGTGTCAGCCCACCACATGTGGCCCGAATGGTCGGCAATCAAACGGGCCAACGGCGCATTGCCACCCGTCGGAGTCGTGTAATCATTATTGGCAGTATTACCCAACGTGGTAAACGCTGTACCATTCCAATAACGCATCAACAACGAACCAGTGTTCAACCAGTTAGCGAAATACAGTTTGTTACCCCACACCGCCGACGTGACAACACGTGACATGTCGGCAGGATTAGCGGTAGTGACCGTAGTAAACGTGCCACCCACACCACCCGTGTAGGTCCACAACTTCCCATCCTTATCAATACCCCACAACACCTCGGTGCCAGCACTGAACTGGCCGCCAATATAGCCACCATTCAACGTGGACTGTGTAGTCCACGTTTCAAACCCACGCCTAGAACCAAACCCGCCCCTAGCGTTAAACACAACATCCTGACAGTCAGGAGACTCATTCAACGCCAAAGACTGGCGTTGCTGCTTATTGTTCAGCCCACCAGTAAAATCATTGAAATATTGTACCTGTAACTGTCCCTTAGCCATTACTCCAACATACCCCTCACCCAACGAGTGAAATCAGGATTCTTATAGTTCTGACCGCCCATCACATGGTTACGGGCACCGAAATCCTTAGCGGATTCGCTACGAACAAACTTGTCAACCATCGCCTCATACTCACGCAAATACATGCCAGCCATCTGCAAATCTTCCTGAGACATAAAATAGGAAGACAACATGTACCAGGCGATAGCGTCATGCAGCACCGCAGGCAAATCAGGGACACTACCTGCACCATTCGGCCACACATTCGGAGTACGCAACCCTCGAACCGTATACAACTTGCCAGTCACCGAAGGCTTCGGATACAGCTTGATAACACCATTCACCACTGTATACGCATTAGCAACCTCGCTGGTCGCACCAATAGGTGCACCAAACGCCAAATCAGCATCCGACTCAGACATGTAAATCAGCCGGCGACCCAAATTAGTGGTATCAATAATAGACGTAACCTTGTCCAACCCCCCAATACCAGTAAACGGATAGTCCTGTTGGCCTGCAACCGTTGTAAACGTGTACGTCACCTGTAGATGAGGGAACGATGTGCGGGTATGAATATCGTTGTAGGCGATGCGGGCATACACGTCCAACGACGAATCAGGCGCATCCGTAGAATCCGCATCCGCATGTGTCCGCACAAAATCACGCAACTCCTGCAACGTAGCCATCACACCTTCTTTCGAGGCCGACCAACCTGCTTCGGCTTACTGGTGGCAGCCTGAAAATCGGCTGCCCAATCAAAATCCTCACCAGCCATATCATATGGAACAGCACCCGCATACGCCGACTCCACACTTTCATCCAACATTGGACGAATCTGCATACCGCTCGCCTGGGCACGCGCATCAAACAGGACGGCACGACCGTTCCCCGAGGAACGGTTCGCAGACTGCCCGTACACCGTGTCAAACGGGACAGCATCCTTCCACACCACCGTCATATCAGGCATTGTCATGCTCCACATACGGCTGAGCGTTAGGCACAGCCCACACCAACACACCAACCACAACAGCGTCCAACACAGCTTCCAAAGCGACAACATCAAGGTCAACCCACTTGGAAACAGCGGTAACAATGGCGGCAGCAACAGCACCAACCAAAGCCTTACGAATCTGACGAACCGACTCAACCATAAAAATTCTCCTTATATACGGGAAACGGGAGGGAGGTGCAATCCTCCCTCCCGTCTATAACCCTGAAACGTCCCCGACTAAATCACGGGGTCCAAATGGCACGGCCCAAATAACGGCGACCGTTCGTACCGAACGTACCGTAGCACGTGATCAGACCATACTTGGCGTCACGGTCATACGGCTCAACGAAACCACGGAACTTCATCCAGTTACCCGACAGGACCGCCATCTTGACGTGACGGCTATTCAGGAAGAACCAGTAAGTGCTCGGGCACAGATCCGACCAAACAACCTTCGAACCACGGTGCAGCAGGTTCGTGAAACCAGCCTCCGCAGTCTTAGCGTCAGTAAACCGCTGGTTCGCCTGAAGCTTCGACTCGTAGGTTTCCCACAGGGTCTGCGTGGTCACCTGGAAGTCACAGGCATCGGCACCATACGACACCGTGTTGTACGCCTTCGAATGCAGCGCCAGCGTATAGGTGGCCGTCGAAGGAACATACGAACGCCAGTAGCTATTGGCGTTACCGTCAATACCACCCGACGTGGTCGTGTCACCAACCAGATCCTTCAGACCGTTCCAAGCCTTACCGCTGGACTCGGTACCATCATACTGAAGGAACGCAGTCTCAAACTGCTCGGCAGCAGTCATCTCAGCGTTCTCAACCTTCGTCTGAAGCAGCTTGATAACCGCACGGTCACCACTGTTCTTCGCTTCCTCCATACCCGACATCGGAATGAAGATCGCAGCCTGCTTCCACTGGTACTCGGCAGCAGTCACAATCTCCTCACCATGCACAGGCGTAAGAGCATCGTAACCACTGTAGTACTGGAACGACGAGTTGGTCTTATGCTGGATCGGGAACACAGCAGTCGAACCACCCTGAGCGTCAAGCTTCGCAGTGTTCTTAATCCAGTCCAGTGCAGCGGACCGCTTAAAAATGTTGTCAACAGCCTTGCCACCCTCAGTGAAATACCGCTTCAGGGTAGTTGCAACAATGTTATCGAAATTCGGGTTACTCATAACCATCCTCCTTAGGATCGTGTACGTTCAACTTCATATGCAAAGATATCCTCAAAAGAATCAAACGACTTCCAAGAATCATCCGCCTCAGCCTTCGTCTTAACCGCAGGAACCTTCTTCGTAGCAGCCCGAGCCTTATCCCGCTTAACGGCAGCCTGCTCAGCCTTACGACGGGCAGCCTCCTGGGCTGCCGATTCCTGATCAACACGATCAGCCTTCCAAACCTTGTAAGCCATCTCCATCGTCAACCCATTATCAATCGCAATAGGCAACACTTGGAGAGGATCAAAGTCTGGATACTTGGATTTCATCTGATTCAATTCAGACTGGACCTCCAAATTGACTCGTTCCTGAACTTGCTGCTGCTGCGACTGGCGCAACTCTGCAAGCTCCCGACGTGTCTCACGAAGTTCCTTCACAATCGGCCCCAACTCTGGATCATCACCGATACCATCATCGTCCAGCAGCCCAAACTGTTCCTGGAAAAACTTGATCGTACCCTTCGGATCAGAAGTCAATGCTTCCTGCAAATCCTGCGCCCAACGAACCAACTCGCCCTGAGCAGCAATCTGCTGCGTCTTACGGGTATAGTCCGCCTGCCGCATATAGCCATTCCGCAACTCGTTCAACGGAACCTCAAAGGTTTCCCCGCCAACAGTCACCTTCACAGGCTTATCTTTGATAGAGTCAAAATCAAACACATCCTCGGTTACATCATCCTGATCTTCCAGACCGTCGTCTGTGTCAGAATCAATGTCCTCATCGGTTTCATCGACTGAACTATCATCATCGTCAACCGACACTTCCGTGTCGGTGACATCTTCCTCATCGCCAGAATACACGTTAGCGTTCCTAGACAGTGAGTCTACTTCCTGATTGTCACCACCTTCAGAGATCGTGTTCTCATAGATGGCGTACAGATCATCAGACATGTTTTCCTTTCAGAATCCCCTGCGGGTTATTCTCTTACCATTTAACTTTGTCAGCCCAATATGCAGCCGACATTCTACCCTTAGAAATATTGCTCGCATGACGAGCTTTAAACGACTCACGACGCTTACGGTAAGCAGCAGACTCGCCAGCTTTCTTCGGTGAACCAGAAACCCCTTGCTGACCAAACCGAATTAGTTTTACCTGGTCACCCTGTTTTGCCAGCACTGCATGCGATTTCTTCGGATGACTTGGTGTTCGCTTCGGCTTGTTGTAGCCAGCAAAGGTTTCTTTGCCACGCTTAATAGCCATAACTACTTGCCGTACTTGTTAGTGTTAACAGGCCCCTTCGAAAACTGGAACTTACCGAAAATCTTTGCCTTAGGTGCGCTAGGACCGCGCACAACAGGAATAGAACTCGGTGGCTTTGCACCAGTCAACTTGCCAGGACTCTTACCGAAACGATCCATCACTTACCCTTCTTCATCATCTTCTTGCCCATAACAGGCTTCACGCCCTTCTTAGCGGCAGCCTTCTTAGCTGCCGCCATACCAGCAGGCGTATACGAATAATGCTTACCGCCAACCTTCGGCATGATCAGGCAATCATCCACTCGGTAGCAGCAATCTTGACAACCAGCTTCGTAGCGTTCTGAGCGACCGTAGCAGTACCCGTCAACGTGTCCGAACCAGTCTTAGCGACCGTCACCGTGCCAGCACCCTTCGTCATCACACGGAACGACGAACCAATCGGAAACACCTTACCAGCCGTAGCGGTCGACTCGGGAATCGTGAACGTGGTAGCCGAACCGTTAGTCGACACGATAACAGCGTCAACATCAGCGAAACCGATGGTGCGGCTGGTCGTGGTCTCGGTGTTAACCTTCAGAAAACGGTTGCTGAAACGCTCGTCAACCTGGGCAGTAGTCTCATCCGCAATAGCCATTGTATTCCTCCAAAAAATCGAAACATGTTTCTAATAGAACGACAAGTAACGTAACATTACATCATCGGCATAGCAGCCTCAGGTGGCATCGCTGCCCCCATCGGCATCTCAGGCGGCATACCACCACCCATAGGCGGCATCTCAGGCTGACCCTGGGCACCCTCAGGTGCACCAGGCATCCCAGGCTGTGCAGGAGGCTGCTGAATAAACTCGCCAGGCTCCTTAATACCGAACCCGTTCCGCAACACATGCTCAGCCAACTTGGCAGGATTCACCACACCAGCCCCAATAAACGGTGCCATCGCATCCAACAATTGCATAGCCGACTGGCGACGGAACGTTTCATTCATTGGCTGAGTTGAACCCGCCTCAACCACAAAATCGTACTCACCAACAATGGCGTCACGATCAAACGGCACCCAATCCGTCGCACCATTATCGCCAACAATCTTGGCGACCTGTTCCGACGACAAGAACTCTTGCGCCAACTGGACACACTTACGGGCAACCTCACTAATGCCACGTTCAATAGTTGCCAGCTTGTCAGCCGAACGCGCATTCGACATGTCCTGAATCATCGCTGCTTCGGTCGCCGTGCGACGCACCTCAGCAACCGAACCACGCTGATATTCGGTGACAGCCGACGTACGATCCATGTCATCCAAAATCATTGCTGTCTGGTTATAAAACTCGGGAGGCAAACTAGAAGTTTGGATAGGTGCAATCACATCAGCGAACGGTCCGTCACTGTCAATCGGGATCAGTGCGTTGTCATCTGAAGATGTCAACGCCGCCAAACCGTCAGGACCAATCTCGTCAGGCTTATACATGTACATGCGCCGATACCGTTTACGGTCATTCACCATCTGTGTACGGGTCAACGCCAACTCCTTTTGGAGAGGCACAATTGACTCTAGATCACCCATCGGATACAGCTTTTCAGGCACAATATGGTTCAACCAAAACACGTAAGGATGCCCGAACGGGAACTGGAACGGTTCAGGTTCAATCAGAAACATGTCGCAACCCTCAGCGAACACGCTGACAGTCTTATCAATCATGTCATAATATTCCCAGACAACCACAAAATCGGCTTCACGACCCCGTTCCTCCCCTTGGAACGTCAAATCATAATCCTTCTTGGCGGCAGACATCGCTGAACCATGCAAACGCTTCCGTGCCTTCGGATTCCAGCCGTCAAAGTTGCGTGCATCCTCCAACGGGATGTACATTCGCTGTGCAATCCAGCGTGCATTCTTGATTCGGGTCGCATCAGGGTCAAAATACATGTCGAACGGTGAAACACGTTCGACAACAGGGTGATCTTCGACCGCAATCCGCTTTGTGGTGGCGACAGAACCAATAATTGTGTCCTCATCAGGGCCTTCGAACGGCATACCGTCCAGTTCTGCCTGGAAACGGGCGTTAGCGGCCTGCATCAACATCTCTTGGACCTCACCAACCCATTCGTCACGGTCCTTTTCAACATCTTCCTCAACCAAAGCCCATGTGACCTTCGCCACACCAAGCCCGAACACCACGAAATCCTTCGTAACCAGCCGCATTTCCTCATGAACATCAAAATGCTGCCAATAATAGTTCGTCACAGCCTCCACCAAAGGCGCATACGAATCATATTCAGGCTTACGGGCAGTCACAGTGATCTTCGGATAGTTCACCATGACGCTCGGAACGATCACATTCGCCGTAGAGAACATCATGTTGGGTGCAACAACGTCCTCATACCCTGAAAGTTCCTCATACTCATACTGGTTCGCATACAATTTGACTATGTTCGCCCACTTTTCGTCAAAACCAGCGTTCTTGCGCCACTTCATAGCGTCGTTCACCCGACGCAAACAGGTCGAAACCGTCTTCGGCTTCTTCTTGTCACCTTCAGGAGCCATATAGGCTTGCGAATTGTAGCCGTAATCAGCCATCAAACACTCCCAACCTTCGCAGCAGCCGCCTGGGGGGCAGCTTTCGCTGCCTTAGTGGCCTGCACAGACTCAATCTTCTTCAAACCAGCAGCCGAAGCACCATTCCAACCCTTACCAGTCTCATACGGGACAGGGTCCAAACCCGCTGCTTTCGCCTCAGCAACCGCTTTACGGGCACGATTCGCTTCAGTGTCATCATGAAAATATTCTTTACCGCCCTGAAAGGCGGTACGAATCGTTTTCGACCTGCAAGCAAAACACCATTCAGGAGTCGTACAATCAGGATTAAACCGATCTTCAGGCCAGACACGTCCACAATTAGAACATTCCATCACATAACCCCCAACATCGTCACACAACAGGTGTCAAACGACGAGCCTTACCATTACGAGAATCCAACAAACGTTCATACCACGCAAACGAACCCTTCACACGAGACGGATCACCATCCCCAAACACCTTCTCCGTCCTAGCATACTTGAGGCCCTGCACAGCCATACCCAACGACATCACACAGTCATCATGCGGAGAACCCGACATACGGCCCCGCTGATCCCTCGTGAACGTCCTAAGCTCATGCAACGTCAACTTGTGAGGCACATTGCCAACATCCCGCAACCAGGCTGCCAACTCGTCCACCAGCAAAGGTTTCGTAGTCGTAGTTGTCAACCAGCCCATCGACTCCAACGGGCGATCCACCCGTTTCGTCAACGTGCGACGCTTAAACAAATTCTTGTACTTCACACGCTGCAAGGCTTTCAGGACAGTTAGCCCATGATTGTTCACCTCGGGAACAATCAGAGCGTTCCGATAAAACCAGCCGATAGCAGGCAACACTGTTTCGCCAAACACGTCAGGCTCCACACGCCCATACCAGACCGCCACAGGCTGATTCGTGTTCACACACAAAACCCAGGCGACCGTAGCGTCACCATGCTCCAACCCCTCAGCAATGTCTGCCCCAACCACATACGTCCACCTGTCCTGGTCGTTAGGTGCTTCAAAGATGATGAACGGGCCACCTTCATACAGCATCACATCCGACGATTTCGAACCCGAAATCGTGTATGCCACACCCTCCTGAACCTGGAAACCCCTGAGCAATTCCTGATTGAACACAGGGTTACCAGAACCGATAAAAGCCTCCACAGGATCATTCGGATACTCCTGATGAAGCTGCCACTCCTTACCAGACAGTTCAAACTTCTTCTGCTCATACCACTCCTGGCTGCGTGAATCCACCGCAGACCACGGAAAAAACACGCTGTTGAACCCGTTTGTTCCAGCCTCAGCTTTCAGCCACATCTCATGAAAAAACGTGCCCTCACCATTCGCTGTCGACAGACCGATCACCCGACCACCCAGATCGGTGGTCGGCTCCACTGATGCCCACGCTTCCTCAGGGTTCGGTAAAAACGCCCATTCGTCCAACACCACCAGAAACAGTGACTCACCACGAGCAGGATCATTATTAGACGGCAGCGACTGAATGATCGAATCGTTATCCAACGTCATCACCTGACGGGTACGATCCAACAATTTCGGGCCACGCAACCGCACCCACTCAGGCATCGACCTGAAATTATATCTTGTCTTAGCCAACAGCGACACCGACTCACGCTCGGTGCGTGACAGCATCACAATATGCCTGTCACGCCACCCAAACGCACACCACAAAGTAAACGCCGCAACCAACGTAGAAAACCCGATCTGACGGGCCTTGAGACAAATGTTGCGACGATACTTGATCCAATCATACGCCACCTGAGACTGGGCATCCCGCAGCTTCAGCGGGATGCGACCAACACCAGGAAACTTGATACTCAGGTTATCTTCACAAAACTGGACAAACCCAGCATGCAACACAGCCACCACATCGTCAGGAAGTTCCTGCAACGTCCAATCCACATCGACCTGAGGAAACCAAGTTTTCCACTTGATCTCCTGCTCAATCTCCGTGATATCCCACGTCACCTTCTCACGACGAGCCTTCTTAATCTGATTCGCCGTCTGCTGCACCTGATGAACAATATTACGATTCGGAGGCATGCTGAGTAGCCCTCTTAGCAATCTCAATCGCAGCAGCCTCAGCCCGCTCAGCCAACGCCAACTCCCTCACCCGCTGCAACTCCTCCAACGACAAATCAGCAATAGTCTCCTGCTCAAGTTCATCCGCCACCTCAAGAATGTCAGGAGACCGACCAAACTGACCCATCACACCAGTCCCCTTCATCCAAATCTCAGCAAACCGAACATCCTTCTTCGCCAACGCCTGCTCAAACACCATATCCAAAATCTGGCGCACCCTGTCAGGAGAACTGGCGTTTTGCAACGTACAAAACCTGATCGCCTCAACCACCCGAGGATCACGAGACCACTTATACATCGCCTGCTGAGTCACTCCAAGAACCTCCTGAAGTTCCCGCTCAGTCTTAATTTCACGCTCCGCAGGAGGCGTCGCCTTCCACACCACATACGCCCGTTGACGGGCGTTCAACTCACGACGCTTCTGCGCCTGCTGTTCGTTTGTCGGACGACCACCTTTATTCACTGGCATTCATACCACCTCACAAAACCCCGAGAACCGTAACAACCATAAACGGAGAGGGGGCGGCCGCAACGGGGGGAGAGGACAAAGCTAATGCACAAAAACAGCATTAGCTAAAGCATAAAAACGGTACTGACACAGACACGCCCGAAGCGAAAGCGAAGGGCGAAAGACGTCACCAAACAAACAAACCAAAAACAAAAAAAGCTTGTGCGTCCGCCAGGACAGCACAAACCCTTTCCAAACCAGAGGCAGTTAACATTCCAAACCAGAGCTACATATGATGGCCTCTCATCTACAATCGAGGCCATCAACCAATAAGCTAATAGCTACATACATAGCCACCCCCCGTAACACCCCACCAAAAACCAAAAACATGCATCTACCAGGCATGATGTCAAAAACCACTACAACCATGTGACAACAAACACACCCCAAAACACAAGAAAAGTACAAACATACCATACCAGCTAGTACAAATGCACTAGAAGAATCAGTACAAACATACTACACCGATAAGTACCGAACCACACAAAGAATCATATAGCGCAACATGGGGGTAGGGGGCCGTATACCCACCCTCCCAACCCCTGTTAGGGTGACTTACCATCGACCGTTAAGCCAGCCTACCATCCGATGTTAGGCCAGCCTAACAGTTGTGGGCACGATGTTTGCGCCCGCAATAGTTGCGCCCGCAACCATTGCCCTCGCAATAGTTGCACACTACAAGTATCGGGGGAGCGGGGGACCGTGGGCACGGATGCGGGGCAGGGTGCGGGGCAGGGTGTCCGCCTGGTGTGAACGCTGTGTGTGGTGGTCAACCACTCTGAGTCATAACACCTGGTCAGAGGCTATTTCTGGACCCCTGTCGCCCAGCTGAGAGAAAGAGGTTACTAGGCGCGTCTAGTGCATGTGCACTAGGTGGTCTAGTGTGTTTGCGTCTTTGGGTCGTTTATGCCATAAAGGGCTGGACGCTTTCGCGGCGCAGGGTGTAGCGTCATGGGTGGCGGAACGGTTCCGCCGCTGCGAGTGAAAGGCTCACACGATGACTACCTACACGATTCCCACCACGGTTGCCGAGCTGGTCGCCACTAGCGCACGGTTGCGCAAGTCCGCCACGAAGGCCAGCAAGCTGGAAGCCATCCACCAACTGTGCTCGTGGGTCGCATGGCGCGCCAACGCCATTGCGGACATGCCGGCGGATCGCACGCAAGCCGAGCTGGCTGACTACCTGGGCGTCTCGGGTCCTCAGATGTCTAAGGTTGGCGGGGTCGCCAAGTGCGCTCATGATGTGATCGTTGATACGATCGGTTCGGCTATCGCGGCACACGTGGACACGTTCGACGCCACCGAGGTCGTTGCCAGCGTGACGGAGGCAATCGACGCGATCAATCAGCGTGCACAGGGTGACGAGACCTGGACCGAGGCGGGCAAGGAGCGCCCGTGCGTGTCGGTCGATTACATGTACAAGTACCTTGGTCTGGGCAAGTCTGGCGGAGAGTCGACGTATGCCGCCAAGCTCCGCAAGGCGGCGCAGCAGGCGCAGGCGGAGAACGTCAGCGAGGCTGACTTCATCGCCGCCGCCCGCCAGGCATGGGAGGACATGAGGTCCGCCAGCTGATCGGCTTTATGGCATAAAGTCGAACGCATGGCCCCACCCGTCAGGGTGGGGCTTCTGCGCGTCTGGGAATAAATTCTGCGCCACTATCTCGCCACTATCGTGGCGGAGCCACTATCGGG